GCCAGCTTGACCCGGCTCGATTGCGCATTGCTCTCGGTGCAGCTTTCGGCGATCCGGCCGATCATGTGGGCGTCGTGATCTGCGAGGCCCTCGCGTGCGCGCGCGCACTGTGCCTCAAAGGCGGGCTGCTCCGCCATCCAGCGATAGACGGTTGCCCGGCTCGGCATATCTTTGTCTTTGCAGATAGTTACGATATCTTCGCCCTCGATCATGCGCTCGCAGATCTTGTCAGCGATTTCCTGTGAAAAGCCTCTCATGTGCAGCGTCCTGTTTGCTGGGTGCCCAGCCCCCGATGAAAGGGGGGCAACGAGGGCTGGGCGGTTGTGCACAACGTGTGGATGTTAAAGGGCTGCCATGTATGTGGCAATCATAAGCTCCATGCGCTCCCGCTCTTCGGGATCCATCTTGCGCAAAGCTATGACCTTCTTGAGGATTTTGGGTTCGAAGCCTTCAGATTTCGCTTCTGACAAGACTTCCTTGATGTCGTTCTGGATCGCCTTCTTCTCGGCTTCGAGGTTTTCGAGCCGCTCCACAAAGGCCTTTAGCTGATTGTTCTGCATTTATAACCTCCTGAATTGCTTGGGCATTTTCCAAGCACCAACAGCACGGCTCTGCGCATATCTCGCCCGAGTGAAATCCACAGATGGTCAATGCGATAGCGCGCTGCATGTGGGGACCATAAAGAAAAAAACTTTTTTTTGCAAAGACCAGAAAATAGTTCTTGTACGCAAAACCGAATCATGAAAGAAAGGTGTCAGACCAAACCAAAGGAGCCCAGCATGCCTACCACCGCTACCTTCTCCACCGGCTACACCGACATCTACAAGGGCGACCGCGACGTTCGCGCCGCTTGGCTGCTGACCACCCCGGAAGGGAAGACCTTCTCGGGCCACTCTCTGAACCGCCAGAACGCTGCAAAGACTGCCAGCAGCACGGCAAGCCAGAAGTGCCCCTTCCACGAGTTTGTCATGCACGGTGGTGGCCTGCGCGGGCGCTATAGCTACACTCCTGCTGCGGCGGCCTATTACCTGAAGCTCGCTAAGGATCGCGGCTTCAACACGATCAAAGCTTACAACGCCGACGCCAAGGCCAAACGGGCTGACTGGGTCGCCCGCTGCAAGATCGAGATCGTTGATCTTTAATCCAACCGGGGGGGCTTCGGCCCCCCCACCAACCAGCCCAAACAAGGAGACCAACCATGACCAGCATCGTTTCAGCCTACGCCACCCCGAAGAAGACTTTCCCGAAGGCCCGCAAGGGCGATGTAGTGGCCATCAAGCATGAGAGCACCTACACCGACGCCAAGACCTTCAAGCGGACCAAGCAGAGCTATTACAAGCTTGCCTATGCCACGAAGGTTGACCGCACCGGCCGGGTGAAGCAGTTCCGCACCGTGACCAGCCCCCATGACGAGCCTGTGGGCGCCACGCATTGGGTCTGCGTGATCTCGGACCCTGACCGTCAGGCGGCTGCACGGGATCTGGCCGCGTCCATCAAGGACAATTATTTCGGCGACGCCGATGCGGTGAAGACCGCCATCCTCGACCGGATCGAGGCCCTGCGCTGACCAGAAAATAGTTCTTGTACGCCTCCGCGAATCATGACAGAAAAATACCAGACCAAACGGAGACCAGCCCAATGACCATCATCATCGAAGCCCCCCACGCCGACTTCACCCCGAAGGGCAAGCGCACCGCTCGCGTCGTTAAGACCAGCAACGGCGGCCACCAGCTTCGCTGGTATGTGTCGGGCCGGATCTTCCGCAAGCTTGCTGTGACCCGCGCCAACTGCAAGCTGACGGACGCTTGGCTGATCTCGACGACCACGCATGAGATTTGAGCAGGGGAATTCCCCCTGCCTATTTCCCCTATTTTAAAAAAAAATAAGCCAAACCAGAAAAAAGTTCTTGTACGAATTAAAAAACATGAATAAACGTAAGTCATAGACCAACCCAGACCAAGGAGACCAGCATGACCTCGATGAAATATTGGTACCACGTCGAAACCGATGGGACCGCCTCGGTGCACCCTATCGATCTCGAAACGGGCAAGCGGATCGACGACGATCCGCGAGGCTGGTTTGCAAGCCCCGAGGGCCTGATCCTGCACGGGGGCGTACAGGCCTGCGCTTTTAGGACGGAAACCGTCCAGTACTACGACGCCCGCGTTTGGATTGCTTGCGGGAAACTGGTTCCAAGCGAAACGAAAACGAGGATCGTTCCAACAGCCAAACCAAAGGAAAATCACATCGGCTCTGAGAGCCCCGATGACGACTTCAACTACGTCGGCAGCCGGCATCACTACTGAGCAGGGGAATTCCCCCTGCCTATTTCCCCTAGCCCAAGGAGCCCAGCCATGATTTTCGAATTCGACGAACTGCCGATCCGCATTGAGAACCGCCGCCTCTGGGCGTCGGGTCAGGTGTACGTTGAGTACACTGTGAACCCGGCCGAGCCTGACGTTGGCTACATGAGCCGCTGGGCTGAGATCGACGGCCTATGCGATTGGGAAATCCACCTGACCGACGAGGAGGGCGACGAGGTTGCCCTACCAAGTGAGTTGGTGATCCCGCACCTGACCATCGCTGTGCACAAGTGCGACCTCGAAGAATTTATTTACGAGAGCCTGTAAAAACCAGAAAATAGTTCTTGTGCGAATCAAAAAGCTCGAATACACATGAGTCATAGACCAACCAGACCAACGGAGACCAAATATGACTGCATCTCAAAAGCTCGACGCCCTCGTTAAAGAAGCCCCCGCCCTTTCAACCTACATCTTTTCATGCCGCCAGATTGGCCTGACTGACGAAGAAATCGTCGCCCGCCTCAAGACAGTTTTTACAAAAATTGAACTCTAAGGAGACCAGCCCAATGCGTACTTACCTCGAACACCTCACCACTGAAGACCTGATCGCCCGCCTCGCCAAGCTCAAGGAAATGGGTTTGGCCACTGCTGAAAAACTGGCAGCTCGTGAGCGCAGCGAGATCTCCACCTACGTCATGGTGCGTGGCCGTCAGGTTGGTGTCAGCCGCTTGCAAGAGAGCCTCAACTGGCAGCGCACCGCATGGAAACAGACCCGTCAAGAACTCCGCGCTCGCGGCATCTAAGGAGACCAGACCAATGACACACATCGCAGACCGTTTCGCCCGCATCGAAGCCGAGTACAAGGCAATCAAGAAGCTTTACGAAGCTTCGAAGGCCGAGGCCCTTGAGGCCTGCATGGCTGCCGCCGGCGACGACCTCAAGGCCTACGTCACTGGCGAAGAATTCGCCCTCGACTTCAGCCTGACGGCCGTCAATTCGTTCTCTGCCGAGAAGGCGAAGGCCTTCCTGACGGAAGAGCAGATCGCTGCCTGCATGACGCAGGGCACCCGCCAGAACCTGAAGCCCAAACTCCTCGCTAAAATCACGGTGCTGAAATGACCTATTTCGTTGTCCCCAAAGGCCGCTCGATCATCAAGTCGCTCTATCACAGTGATGATTTCTATAAGGCCAAGAAAAAGGCTGACGACCTGCATGAGGAGCAGGGCCAGCACTTCGACGTGATCCGCATGGAGAGCGCCTACACCACCCAGCAGCTCTGGGAGCTGATGGAGCAAGATCAGAAGGAGCTTGGCCAATGACCACCTTCTACTGGCGCGGCGAACTCAGGGGCTGGTTCCAGCCCGCAAAAAACGGCCGCTGGCGGGCTCTAAGCCCCGCCGGCACCCTCACCCACCACGACACGTCTCTTGCCGCCATGGAGGCCCTCCTATGCTCGGCATGACGGCAACCATAAGCGTCCTGATCCTGATTGCCTTGTGGACCTACGATTTTTGGGGCGACCAATGAGCGACCTGCAAGCACGCCTGACCCGGCTGAACATCCGGCACAAAGACCTCGCCTTCATCACGGGCCGCACTGAGCGTGCGGTCCACCACTGGGTGTATGGGGTGCGCCCGCTGCCCCGCTGCGCCGATCTGTTGCTGACCGCAATTGAGGAAGGCCTTGTCAGCGAAGCATGGTTGGCGGCACAACTTAGCAAGCACTTAGGCCCAACACGCTAAGTTCGAAGCTCGTGAAAAATCAGTGACTTAAGAGTATATATTACAGATATTATATCTTATAATTATATTTAATGGGTATAAACCGAGTCTAATACTCTCTTCTAATCTCTCTATGGATTGATCTGTATCTGTCTTAGGGGGCCACTATGTGTATTATGTACTCATAAGCCGCTGATTTCGTTTCATCTTCGAAAAAAACCGGCGCGAATATCAGGTTTGCTACCTACCCCGCAGCCTTGTACCGCTTGACGGTCGTGCCCTTGAACCTGTGGGCGCCTTCCTCGACGACCAGATGCCCCGAGGCGACCATTTGATCGAGGCACTTCTGCACGTCGGTCTTTTTGTATTTCCGCATGCGGTTGCAGATCACGCCGAACGTCTCGCCCTCGTCGCCGGCGGTCAGGTTCATGATGCGGGCCTTCATCGCCATGAGCGGATTGTCTTTGGCCCGCTCGTTTGACGTCACCAGATCCATCTTTTCTCGGATGTCGCGGCGCACGAGCGCATAGGCCCACAGGATGTGCTCCTCGGTGCGGATGCCGCCGGGCACGGCCAGAATCAGCGACACCTTTGCCACCTGCTCATAGGCGCGCATGGCCAGCGCCTCCAGACCAGTCGAGGCCTTTGCGTCGTCTGCCATCTGCTCGAAGGCGTCTGAGACCTTGTCGAGCAGCTCTGCGCCGCCCGGCGTCGTCGGGACAGGGATGCGGTCGTCATAGTACTCAACGCGGCCAGAGCCGGTCATATCGAAGCTGCCGGCGGCATAGAGGTCTTGTAGCGACCCCTTCAGCTTCTCAGGCATTGGGCGCGGCTTGAACCCCTTCTTGCGGGGCGGTGTCGTGTCGCGCTCGGTGAACAGCAAGCTGCGGCCGATAAACCCGTTTGTCGCGTTGTAGAAATCGACCAGCTCGTCGAAAGTCTCGGGCGTCGTGAAGCCTGCCAGCGACAGGAACGGCCGGTCGAGGCCGAAGTCGAGGGTCTCCATTGAGCGGCGCACGGCGCCGATGCGGGCGAGTATAGCCGGTGAGGGGTTCTCCTGCTTCTCCAACTGTTGCAGCTCGCCCTTGAGCGCCTTGCGGATTTCTTTCTTGAGATCACCTGTCAGCAGCATGAAGCCATTGGCCTTGGAGTAGGCCGACATGAGGGCGCCGATGACGCCGTCGAGGTAGGATGCGCCGCCTTTCAACTGGGCGTTTTTGACCTTCTTCAAGAAGATCCCGATCTCGTCGATGATGAACATCGCCGCCTGATGATCGACCAGATTGCGGATAATCTCCTGCTCGGACTTGATCGAGCCGTGCACTGCCTGTTGGATGCGGGCCGCCTTCAGGACCGCCGCGACCGCCTGCTGGATCGGCTCCTTGCCTGTGCCAGAGCCCGCGACGCAGAAGGTGAACAGGTTGGTCGTGACGCCGTTGAGATCGTCGGTGTAGCGCAGGCCGACGATGTTGCCGACGGCTGTGAGAGCGCCAGCGACTGCCAGATGCTCACGGGGGCGATAGGATTGGTCTTCGATCCATGCCGCAACCTCGCCGACAAAGCCCGGCGGCCGCTTCAGGTTGACGTGGGAAATGTCGAGCGGGTTCTCCGGCGGCAGGTCAATCTTGCCATCGAATGTCACCGGCTGCTGCCAGCCAGCGGCCTCGGCGTAGTGGATCAGGGTGCCGAGCGTGACGGGATTGGCCGACTTGCCGAACGAATGCCACCGCTTGGCCAGCGTGTCGCGGCCGGGATATTTCGTGCCCTTGTTCGACCACTGGTCCCAGACGTCGAACGCCGTGCCGCCTGATGCGTGATGCACGGCCATGCCGCACCGAAGCCACGTCTCGTGGTCCGAATCAGGATCGACGTGGGAAATCATGTCGGCGAGATCGGCGTGCGACACGTCCATTGTCGTGCCATTGCCGAGATCCGCTCTGTGGCGTTCGGGCTTGTGGAGAAGATCAATAAGTGACTGCGGCGCAGCGTCGATGTCGTATGGCGAGCCGTAGGCGACTTCGTAGCTATTGCCCGATGCATGCATGCTGCCGGGGCCGACGACATAGCCAGACGACTTGAAGTCGATGCCCGGATAGTCGGGGTGGTGCTGCATCAAGGCAAGGCCTTCCGGCAGCGAGAAATAATAGTGCCGCGACCCACCGCCTGACCCGGTGTTCACGATCAGTCCCGCTTTTTCCACAAGCGGGAAATCGTTCTTGAGCCGTTCGTATGACTGCACGCCGCCGTTGCGGGCATCGACGTCGATCACGAGCAGCCCGCGAATCAGAACGCCGTAGCCTGTGGCAAGTTGATCCATGAGTTCCATGGTCTCGACCTGCTCGTCGTCCCACTCTGGCGTGTGCTGCCAATTGGAGACGATTGGGTGCTTGTAGGCTGCTTTGCAGTCCTTGTTTCCACAGGCGCAATTGCCGCGCTTGTCCACACCATGCAGGCCGAAGAAACGAAATCCGGCCTCCCGAAACTCCCGATACATCATGCTTGGCCCCTGCCGAAAAGATGATCTGCCAGCAATTCGAGTGTTTCGATTGCGGGGTTTTTGTTTTTGCCAGAGGCGATGCCGCGCACCGTGTTCTCATGCAGGCCAACGATTCGCGCCACTTTCGCCAGCGAGCGGTCGGCAAGAGCGGCCACGACCTCGTCGCGCAAGGCGTCGTATTGCTTCTGTAGTTGTCTATTGATGGGCATCTGTGTCCACTGTCGGATTTCTTACATCGGGGTGTTGACAATCGCACAGCGCCGGGCCTATCGTCAACCCGTTGAAGAAAAGGAGAATGCCAATGAGCATTTTGTCCACGGTCGGCAAACCCGCTGACCGCCCTGTGATCGTCACCATCTGTGGTGACAGCGGCTTGGGTAAGACGACCCTCGCCTGCACGTTTCCCAAACCCATTGTGATCCGTGCCGAAGACGGTTTGCAGGCAATCCCTGTAGATCGGCGCCCGGATGCGTTCCCGGTTCTGACCGGACCCGATGCGTTGTGGGAGCAACTGAAAGCCCTCATCCACGAAGAGCACGAGTACAAGACCTTGATCGTTGATTCGGTCACGGCGCTTGAACGCATGTTCTCTGCCTATGTGGTTGAGACTGACCCGAAGAAGCCCAAAGGGATCCAACAGGCCCTTGGGGGATACGGCGCCGGCCGCGATGCAATCGCAGCCATGCATGCTCGTCTGCGCAAAGCTGCGGGAATTCTCGCAGAGAAGCGTGACATGAACACTGTGTTCGTGGCTCACGCCGACACCAGCCGCATCGAGCCGCCGGATGATGATGCGTACATGCGCTACACGTTGCGCCTGCACGAAAAGTCGATGCCAGCCTATGTCGATGACGTCGATGTGGTCGGGTTCCTGAAGCTTGAGACTTTCACGACAGGTGAAGGCGAGCGCAAGAAAGCGATCTCTGACGGCACGCGCGTGTTGATCACGCATGCGACCGCAGCGAACGTCTCAAAGAACCGCTTTGGCATCACTGAACCCATCAACGTCGAGATCGGCGTTAATCCCCTGACTGCTTACATTGGAGCCCTGAAATGAGTGACTTCTGGAATTTTGAACCATCCACCAACGGCGAATTCGAAATGGGCGGCGGTGACATCGCGCCGATCCCGGCGGACACGTCGTGCCTTGCCGCGATTGACGAGGCGAAGTGGGACGAGAAAGACGGCGCGCGTTATATTTCGTTGCGCTGGAATGTTCTCCAGCCTGCTGAATATAAAAACCGCAAGGTGTTTCAGAAGCTTTGGGTTGCGGATCCTGACCCGAAGGCGAAGGACGCCGAGAAGAAGCGTGAGAAGGCCAAGCGCATGCTGGCCGCGATTGACCAGAACGCCGGCGGCAAGCTCCGCGCGGCGGGTGTCGAGCCGACAGAAACGTCGCTTGGCAATGCGTTGATCAACAAGCCCATGGTCATCAAGGTGATGCAGTGGAAGATCGAAGACGGTGCTGAGACGAAAGTCGGCAACTGGATCGGCGCTGTGTCAGCCAAGAAGGGCGCAGCTCCTGTGAAGACAGAAGACGCGCCGTTTTAAGGAATTGCGGTGGCGGACCCTTCTCGCGTCACTGCAAAGCACCTGAGCAAGTGTAAAAACTGCTCACCCAATTAAACGGAGCCCAGACCAATGATGACAGATCGCGCACAATACATACTGCTTCACAATAACATCGAAGATTATCGGCAACTTGCCAACATGAGCTGGTTGGAGTGCATGTTTTGGGACAACTGCGGGATAGGAACTTTGCGTGAGTTTCGTGAAGCTCTTGCAAGTGAAGGATTGAAGTTCAAACACGATGACAGCTTACAAGCATGGTTGGAACTAGGCCCTTCTAGATATGTAAATAGAAAACTTGCGGCATCGTTGAAAAAACCTGTCGCGCCCATCGAAGAAAAAGTCACTCTCCGCGATCAGTTCGCGATGGCTGCGCTGACTGGCTTGCTGGCGAACCCGAAGCTTCAAGAACACATTCTAAAAACAGGCGGGTCTATGGGCGGCTGGATTGAAGAATCCGCATGGTCTTGGGCAGGCGCAATGATGGAGCAACGCAAATGATCGACCTTGATGAAATCGACCGTGATCCGTGGCCGACGTATCCTGTAAACAAGAAGGATCTGCATGAGCTTCATGATCTCGTGACGAAGCTGATCAAGCGCCTTGAGCATTTGGAATCAGCATTGCTTCAGATCACAGACACGCCGCCTTTCGGTCAACCGCAGGAAATCGCCCGCAAAGCACTGCGAGGCATAAAATGACAGAGGGCAATTATTCCAGATCCGCTTTCACGCCTCCCCCGGCAATCGTTGGTTATTGGAAGATGCCTTGTGGAACCGTGTCATTTGCAACGACATCTGAGCCGCGCTGGCTGACACGGTTTCTCATGAAGCACCTGATGCAATGGGAATGGAGGAGCGCATGAGCGAGAACTTCATCTGGGTCCGCTGTGGCGACTGCGAGCATAGGTGGATTGCTGTGCATCTGCCTATGACGATTGAGAAAGCTGAAACGATCCTGAGACGGCTGATCTGCCCTAAATGTGCGAAGATCAACAAAATTTATATGTGCGAGGGCGTGTGATGACCGATGACGAAATATCAAAAGCGGCGCGTGATGCGTTCACACATGGCACAGGCTTCATGCGCGATGGCAAGCATGTGCCGACGGAAGATGTGTATATGACAGTAGAAGATGTTGTGACCGACGATCTTGTAAAGCGGCTGCGCGAAGAGATTGCTGTTTTCGGATGCCCTACTAAAAGGCGTAATCCAGATGGGCCAGAAGCCGCCGACCGAATTGAGAGCCAGATGCAACTCATAGGCGCGTCTGGCGAAGCTATTGGAGCAATGCTTGCGCGCATTGAGAAAATGGAAGAGGCGCTGCGGCGCATTTCAGATGACGGCAACTGGGGGCCGGATGGATGCTGGGACGCAGCCAGCTATCCAGATGAGATTGCCCGCGTTGCACTCGGGGAAGAGGAGGAAGAGGACGATGTCTGATCTTGTGACGCGGCTGCGTATTGGCGTTCCGACAATAGAAAAATGTTACGAGGGCGCCAGTCGCATTGAAGAACTGGAATTGCTGATCAACAGAGCAGCCGCTGATGCGGAGATTTCAATTTTGGTCGGCACTCCAATGCACCTCGACTGGTTGAAAGACGCTCACGCTGCACTGGAGAAGAAAGATGACCAAGCATGATTGTTCTAAAGACGGGCATGGTTGGTTTGACGACCCAGAAAATGGAATGATCTGTGTTTACTGCGATATGGAATATGATGTGTTGAAATTGATTGATCGGATTGAGCAACTGGAAGCGGCGCTGCGAGAGAAAGACAACATCGCCTACATCATTGATAGTCACGGAATGACGCATGAATGCTTTACGATTATCTACAGGGAGAAGAAAGATGGATGAATACGATATGAGCATCCATACCAATCCAGACGCTATGGCATGGGCAAAGTTTTTTGTAGAACGCACAAACAAATTGGATCGTGACGCCTTCCGTGATGAGGGGTTTATGGTTGGATGGTTTGCAAATGCCATGATGGCGATGCACGACCATTTAACAGGTAACGGAATTACGGTTCTTGATGATGGATCAGCTTTTTTTACAGCAACCGTTCCAGCCCGCGCCGCACTAGGGGAGAAGAAAGATG